GGCGGTGCATTGAGAAAGTTGGCTCTGATTTAATCGTAACGACGCAGGATGGCGCTATATCACTGACGACATTCTTGCCGATTGATCAAGTCGCCAGCACCAGCATGGCGATGTCAACTAATATTCAAAACGAATTTGTGAGTTCGACGCGGAGCTATGGCGCTAATTTCGGTTGGCAGTCGCTGCATTACCCCCAAGGATCGTACCAATTATTTAATATTCCGATCAGCACAACGGCTGCTTATCAGTATGTTATCAACACGCAAACCGGCTCGTGGTGCCGATTTACCGATCAAAATGCCGCTTGCTGGGCGCTTTATAATGATGATCTGTATTTCGGCGCTCAAGACGGCGGAATAATCTACAAGGCTGACACCGGCGTGTCGGACAATTCAAATAATATTGATTGGAAAATACGGCCCGCGTTTTCGTATTACGGCGCAAGAGGCAATCAAAAACTATTCACGCTCTGCCGCCCGCATTTTACATCCACGGGATCGCCAGGGTTTGCGATAGATTTAAACCTGGACTTTTCCGACGCGATTCCAACTTCTGTCCCGACTGAGCCTACAATTTCGGGTGCGCTTTGGGATGTCGCGAAATGGGATACGGGCCTTTGGACGGGCAGCGCTCAATCGGCTAATTGGGTGACTGTCACGGGGCTAGGTGAGGCCGCTTCTCCCGCGATCCACGGCGCTACAAAGTCAATCACGATTAAATTTAATTCCTACGATATGGTGTGGCAGCAGGGTAACGCGATTTGACTACCTTGGTATTTGGGCGTGACGAAGAATTAGCGACATGGGCAGAGCGGAGCGGCATCGGGCCATTCCAACGGCCATTGACAGCCATCGGGGTAGCTGACGACGAGGATAAAATTATGGCAGTGGCAATCTACAATAATTATCGTTATTCTGCCGACATCGAAGTATCCTTCGTTGCAGCGACCCCACGTTGGGCCACGCAGGGCAATATTCGGGCAATGTTAGCTTATCCCTTTGTCCAGCTCGGCGTTAAAAGGTTGTCTGCTATCACGACTAAGAAAAACAAACGTTGTAGAAAATTACTTACCGGGCTTGGTTTTAAGCAGGAAGGCGTTCACCCGTTCGCCGGAGAAAATCAAGCGACTGCGATCACATACGGCCTTTATTCTGAGCCAGCGAAAAAATGGGTAGAAAATCATGGGTAAAAAGACACCTGACGCACCGCCTGGATTTAATCCGACGCAAGTTGCAGCCGCACAGGGCGCAATAAACAGAGAAACGGCTGTTGCTCAAACGCAGCTTAATCAGCTCGATGAATTTACGCCGTATGGCACCTCTGTTTATGCGCCAACTGGCGATCCGACGCCGCAAGGCATCCAGAGGTACAAGAGAACCTTTAAGCTAGATCCAGAACAGCAAGCGATTTTAGATCAACAAAATCGAGTAAGTCGCGAATTGAGTACGGTTGCCGGAGATCAAGTTGGCCGAGTTGGCGAAACGCTGGCTACGCCGTTTACCTATGAAGGGATGCCCGCTGGCGGTAGCGCAGCCAACCTCGGGCAAACCACAGCCAATTTAACTGCAATGACGCAAAGCCCGTATGACTTGCAGGCCGGGAAATCCTTTGCCCCAACCGCCCAAGGCATAGGCGCAGCGGCGGACGCTGGCACACAAGCCGCGATCACCGCCGCAGAATCTTATAGCACGCCTTTCGATTACTCATCGGCCCCCGCAGCGCCCGAAGCCGACGCAGCAGCGAGGCAGCAAGTGATCGACTCGATGTATGGGCAGGCGCAGTCTCGCTTAGATCCACGGTTTGAAGGCGAACAAAGAGCGATGGAAAATCAGCTCGCTAACTCGGGTATTCCGAGAGGCAGTGAAGCATTTTCGAGCGCGATGCGAGACTTCAATTTAGGCAAAACCGATGCGTATCAAAGTGCCTTAAACGCTGCAATTCAAGCAGGCGGTGCAGAGCAATCACGGTTATTCGGCCTCGGCACTCAAGCACGACAAAATGCCATCGCCGAGCAAAACTATTTGCGTGCTTTACCGGCAGCGGAACAGGCTCAGCTTATGGGTATGTATGGGCAGGAGCAGGCTTTGCGCCAGGGGCAATTCGATGCGATGGGCGCGGTGCGTGATCGAGAAATCGATGAGCAGTTACGCCAGCGTCAAATTCCGATGCAGGAAATGCAGAATCTAGCACAAGCGCAAACCGGACTATTTGGCCTGCGCGATACGGAGCGTGGCCGTACTATTCAAGAGCAGGCTTACTTGCGTAATCTGCCGCTGAATGAAACTGCCGCACTGATGTCCGGTACTCAAATTCAAACGCCAACATTCGGAGCTAGTCAGCCAACAGCAATAGCAGCGCCCGACTACGCTGGGTTAACTGCGAGCAATTATGCAAATCAAGTCAATGCTTACAACACGCAGTTAGGCTTGAAGGGCGCAAAATACGGCGCACAAGGCGATTTAGCTGCTGCGCTCGGCGGCGCTGCAATAGCAAAGTGGGCATAAATAATGCGAAATATTGATTTATATCGTAGCGGAAGTCGTGGACTGTTAGGCGGACAGGTTGCTCGGATCCCGTCTTACACTGCAAAGCCTTACGACATAGAGACACCGGCATCTGCGCGATACAAATTTGCCGCAAAAATGGTAGAGGCGTTGACTGCTAAAGCACAAGAAAATAGAGAGCGGGAAGATAGAGATGCCTACATGGCCGCTCTTTCTAGAGAAAAAGAATTTGATCCGTCAACAATGCCACCCCCTGAAGAATCTAATCTTTTAGCTGGGGAGCGAGAAATCATGGCTCAGGCTTTACTGGCAGAGGAGCCATCTTTAGGCATCAGCGCAGAAAAGTCCTTCCCATTATTCACGGCAAGCCAAGGCCTTATACGGCAGAATGTCAACGACGATCCGCGTGTGGCAGAAATGTTTTCAGACGGCGCATCAGAGCGTTATAAAAGTATAAGTGAAGAAAGGCCTGCGGAAGACGTAGCGTTACCCCCATTAGGGACAGACGAATCCATGATTCCTCCTCCTTATGCGGAGGGATTTTCTGGAGGCCCGGAAGCGTTATTCGGAGCTGACGGAGCGAGCGATCCACGCATGCAGGCTGCTCTTATCGGAGATATTGGGACGAGAGCAGGTGACTTACAGCGCCATGAAGATGAATTAAAGGCGGCTGAAGCGAATTTTGTTGGACGAGATGAAGCTATAGCTGCTTACGATCCAAAGACGAAATACGGCGAAGAATTGAAATATGGATACCAAGTAGATCAGGTTGGCAGAGATATAGCAGAAGAAGAGGCAGAAGACGAGAGGGTTAGAGTGGCTGAGTTGCTACGGCAAAAACGTGTGTATGAGGGGAAAGTGGCTGATAGGCTGGCACAGTCAAAATTTGCAGAAGCAGGAATAAGAGCATCTACAGGCACCGGCGCGTCCTCGAATATGAAAGATCATAGGCACTGGGCACAATTAAACCAAAATGTCGCCGACGCTATAAGAATATACGGGCCTGAAAGTCCTGAAGCCAAAGCCGCTATATCTTCTCGACAGACATTTGAAAGATTCGCAGTTACTCCTACGATGGCGAACTTGCAAAACGAATTTCGGCTTTTAGATAAAGTAGGCGAAAATGCTGGAGGTGCGCCGATAGGAATAAGTCCGACGGACAGAAAAGAATACTATTATGCGCGGGCTTTTGGAGAAAATAACGCGGTAGCGGCGTCGGAAAGAGATAATAAATTGTACGACAAGGTCGAAAGTGCTCAGAAAGTAAACGATAAAGTCGGCTTAATGTTAGCTCGTCTTGATACGATGGACGCTGAGTTTGGCGGGAAGCTTCAAGATTGGAAAACGGGGCTTAATGCTATAGTAGCCGAGTTCGGTGATGAGGCAGCTATGCGGAAGGCCACCGATGCACAGTTTATGGCGGCTTTACAGGGTTCTACAGTATTCGAGTTATTGAAAATACTCGGTATCGGGGCAAGAGGACTAGATACGCCAGCCGAAAGGGAGTTTCTACAGGAAGTTATAGCTGGGCGTAATACGCTTACGCATGGTGCGCTCGTAAGAATGGCACTTAGTAGAGCTTCTCAAGGAAATGATATTTACGAACAGTGGAACAAAAAAACCTACGATGGGAGTCTTAGAGCTTGGTACGATTTCAATAACACGTCAGAGAAAATATATGCGCCGAATATATTCTTGCCGAAAGGCGCGGATGAAGAAGACGTTACGAACACAATGAAGCACTTAGAAGCACAAGATCGCCCCTCTAGCCGCGACGATGCTATTGCACATCTTTACGAACTAAGACGACGGCATAGAGCAAAATTGAAGTAGCTAAAATGAGTGACCTTTACACACAACTTTTGCTTGAAGATGCGGACTCCGCGCTCACCGAGCCGCGTATAGCCCCCGACGAGACATCCATCGCGCCAGACTGGGCGGATGTGCCGGGGCTAATGCAAGAAAATTTTGCAGAAAGTGGCAAGCAAATGGCTTCTGATATATGGCAGATGGTTAGTAATCCCGTCGAGACGGTGAGTGCCGTCGCAGATTTAGGAAAAGGTGTAGCTTCTAAAGTAATTCCGGGTTTGGAATTGGACGAATCAGCAGCCGACGCCTTCGGAGAATTTATTGTAAAGCGATATGGCGGCGACGAGGGTGATGCGTTTGCGGGGTTAAGAAGGACTTTGGCTAGTGATCCAGTAGGAGCCGTATCCGATCTATCGGCATTTTTTACTGGCGGAGGTACGGCGGTTGCTAAAGGTGCCGGAATAGCGGGTAAAGGAGCGCGTGTTGTTGCCGAT